AGAATAGTCAAGATGATGCCAACACCGACACGGAGAGACTACAAGGATTCAGGGAAAGCAGTAGTCAACTCGACGAGAGATTCTCTACTAGGAGTGAGAGTAGCGAAGGAGGACAAGGAACAGTGGGTGAAGGGTGGTGGAGCGTTGAACCCAACGTGGGTCGAGTGGCTCATGGGGTACCCGGCAGAGTACACCGTCTTAAAGGATTGGGCAATTCTATCGTCCCGCAAATCGTCGAAGAAATCGGTAAAGCCTTAATCAAAGCAGAGGGAACAACTCCATTTTAATGAGAAATTTATTTGAAACATGTATCGATGTAGGTAGTGGATTATTTCTATCTACATTAATACAGCTTTTTATATTTCCATTTTTTGGAATGTACCCAACAGTTCTTGAAAGTTTTCATATAGCTGTGATCTTTACATTGATTTCAATATGTAGATCTTGGTGTTGGAGAACAATATTTGGAAGAAGAAAAGTATGAAATATATTATAATATTTTTTATTCTAGCAAACTGCAGCATCCATGATTATGATTTTAACCCAACGACCACAATACTAAAACAACTAATGAAAGGAAAAAATGAGTGATTATAGAGTAAGAATATCAATAAGAAATGAGAGATTATTATTAGCTATAGAGAACGCAGGTTATGTTTCTGCACGACAATGTTCAATTGCTAATGGTTATGCAGAATATAAATTAGTAAGTTTAATTAATGGTTCAATGAAACCTTTAGATACTAAAACAGGTAAGCCCACTGAATTTTGTAAAGAAATTTTAAAAATTTTAGGTAAAGATATAGAGGATTGTTTTACACCAAGACAACTTCAAGGATTTAGAAAAAGTAGTTATCAAATTAAAGTAGATGAAAAAGAACTTAAACAATTGGTTAGCTACCATAAAAATGAAGGGGATACTCTTCTTGAAGATGATTTAGATAGAAAGATTACACAAGTTTTATCTATTCGACTAACTCCTAGAGAAGAGAAAGTAACCAGAATGCATTATGGGTTAGGTAAATATAGAGAACATAATATAATTGAGATATCTGAACATTTTGGTGTAAGTAGACAAAGAATGGATCAAATACTACAAAAAGCAATTAGAAAACTACAACATCCTGTTACGAAAAGTCTTTTATTAAGTACTGGATTCTATGAAAAATTTACTAAAGTAGATGTAAACCCTGTAGAAATTGGTAACGCAGAAAAATATTTACAATGTAAAGAGAAAGCAATAGCAACACAATAAAGGAGAAAAAATGACACCAATTAAAGAAATCATTGATGGTTATAAAACTTTAGATCATGATGAACTAATTGAGCGATTAACTATGGTAAGGGCTCAATTATTAAAAGCCGAGAAAGAGATAGATAGATTAAACGAGTATGTACAAGAAATGGAACTAGAACAAATATCTAAAAAATTATGAAACATAATAATAAATATTTTTACCCTAAGACGGTAAGAGAAGCGATAGATGGCAAACGTCATTACGCTATTAAAAAAGAAAAGTTACCAAGTGTTACAACTATATTATCTGCTACCCAAGATCCACAGAAGACGGCTAGTCTTCAATCATGGAGGGAGAGGGTCGGCGAAGAAAATGCTTTGAAGATAACTGAGGAAGCTGCATCACGTGGTACTGCGATGCATAAAATCTTAGAGAAATACATAGATTCTTCTGGGTATTTAGATCTAACTACAGTAGGTCAACAAGCCCATAACATGGCTATTAGAGTGATAGAGCAAGGTCTCTGTAACATTACTGAATATTATGGACTAGAGTGTACATTATACTATCCTGGTCTTTACGCAGGGGCTACGGACCTCGTAGGACTACATAAGGGTAAAATAGCGATAATAGATTTTAAACAAACGAATAAACCGAAGAAAGAAGAGTGGATCGGGGATTATAAACTTCAACTTGCAGCCTATGCCATGGCTCATAATTATATGCATAAAACTGACATACAAAAATCTGTGATTATGATGTGCAGCAAAGATAATTATTATCAAGAGTTTATAGTTGAAGGAGCTGAGATGAAAGAGTATATGCATAAGTGGTTAGCTAAAGTAAGTCAGTACTACGAACAAAAAGAACTAAACAAAATAGCCGAGCGAAACGGTTTTTAACAAAAGGATAAAAATGAGATTAAGAGACTTTCAACAAATATTAGGTAAATTTACTTTAAATGAAAAAGGTACAATTTTATCTGATTGTCCAATTTATATTGAAACACAAGATGGGCATTTAGAAGAAGTGAGAAAAATAGAACTACAAGAAACAAAATTATTTAATTCACCAGAACCTAAAAGATTAGTGCTTAAAACTGAGAGATTGCAGTTATTTAAGTCACCAACTTTTAACCAGAGTTAAAGAGTTCCAAGGAACAGGGGTGGAAGCGAGAGTGGAAGCCCCATACATTAGAATTATTCCAAACTAATTATGGCAATATCTTGTTTACAATAGGGCAAGTGTAGTTTTATGGGCATTTTTAAGGTTTGCCACTGTATAAGAGAAATATTAGGGTAAAAAAGTTTTTAAAAAAAGTTTAAAAATATGGTGGCATGGTGGCAAGAAGTCTAAATTTGACCTGTAAGTGTTGATAGTATTAAATAATAGTCTGCCAAGAGGTGTGTTTTAGAGTGGCATGTCATGGCACAGATGACAGTATAGTTGAATAGTAGACGATTATGCTATGGCAAGGTTAATTATTAGACTTATTGTATGTGATTACTGCATAGGTGCTTAAATAAGCATTGATTTAATTGATGTTTTTTGAATGTACTCTGCGAAGAGGACTTTTTTTTTATTTTTAAAAATAAAATTGCCTAAATATTTCTCTTATAGTAAAAAGGATTATGCCAAAAAAAAAACATATAAGAACTTTACCTATTAAAAACAAAACACTTGGCAACAAGATAGAGGCATATACATTTGTTGAAGTCCGTTGGCTAGACATTGAAGGTGATGATGGATGGAGTACGTTAGATATATTAAGAAAAGAAAAACTACCTATTGCAGTATCTAAAGGTTATTTATTTAGTCAGAAAGGTGGAGTGACTAGATTGTTTAGAGATTATATTGAGAGCAAAGAAAAACCTACAATGGAAGATATTGGCAGCACTGTTATTATTCCTACATCTGTGATAGTGTCTATTAGAAAAATAAATATACAATGAAAAATAAAATAGAACAAGAGCAGTCTGATTTGAATGAGAGTTATAAACAATCATTAAGAAACAAAGCAGAAAGAAATCCTACACTAACAAAAAACATGCCTAATGTAAAATGGGATCAAATTCCTCCTTTGAGAGGACCCGATCCACAAGGTATTAAAAATAAAAAATAAACTATTCAGTTTCTATTGCTAATTCTTCTGGAGTTACATCTATAATACTTTTATGATCTTCTAAAATTTGCTTCATTTTATCCTGGAGTTCATCTTCACTCATGTTATCTAAATTCCCAGTCATAACTATTTTTTGATCTATGTATAATCCACCTGCTTTTCCTCTAGCTATTTCAGCATTGATTGCAGCCGACCACGCACCTTTTTTCTGAGCATCATCTCTTAACTTAGCAAGTTCACTTAAATGTCTTTCAAAAGAAATTCCATATTTTTCTTGAACCTCTGCTCTCAGCTCACCGATGTATTTTACAACCAATGGAGATATTTTTGGGTTTCTTAATTCACTTGCAGCTTGTCTTGATCTTGTTTCATATCCAGCTTGTCTGGCACACTCTGCGGGAGACATTCTTCCTTCATTATATACTAATAACTCTGCAAATTTAATTTGACGTTCTTTTAATCTACGTCCATTTTTTCCTACAATTTCTGACATAAGGAGTTTGTACCGTAAGTTTCCGTACAAGTCAATTATCGCATGTTATCGCATGTTATCGGGACACGGGGAGACACGGGGAGACACGGGGGGACACAGAGGGACATAGGGGGATGTGGAGGGACACAGAGGGATGTAGAGGGACACAGAGGGATGTAGAGGGATAGGTACAAGTTCGCATGTTGTTCGCATGTGACTGCCACATTAATTTATTTTTTTTTCACCTGGAAATGCAACTTTAAGTTGTGGACCTACAACCCATAATTGTATTATTTTTATTCTCTAAAAGTTGGGATTATTGGTAATTCTTTTATGTTAGTTCCTATCGCACCACTGTCATTGCCTTCATCGTCTCTACGAGGTGTTAAAATAATTCCATCATCTAAATAAATTTCACATGGTTGTTGCTCCCACCCAAAAATCTCTTCAGTTTTCTTTGGACTTAACCACTCTACTTTTACTATTTTTCTTCCTACTAGATGTTTATCTACTAACTTTTGCCAATTTGTAGTCATTTTGTACCTTTCTATTAATTATATTTATATTCCCATATAATCTCTTGTTTTTAAATTACAATAGGTGTAACTTAAATTAAAAACAGAAAGGAAAATAATATGGACTACAACGAGACTAAAAA